ATTGACTTCGTATCAAAGAATAGTTGAATTAATCCCCCTGTGAAGAACAATACCTTCACCAAGAAGAGAGATTTTCTTAAGCAAGAGGTAATGATGAGAATGGAGATGGGTTTCCACTTTGAACCAGCACTGGCTCAGACTTCCCTGGGACTGAAAAACAGCATAACACCTGCTGGCATGGATAGAGTCATGTCACTACTTGCTAAATTCATGTCCCAAGAACAGTATAATGTAGGAGTGGATCACCACTATATCTTCCAAGCTCAAAGAACCAAAGCTATCTTAGACTTTGAAGTCTTAGCTCAGCAATATGACTAGCTCATAGTAGTTGGATCATCTCTCAAGAGGGAAAGATTTGCGAGTTTTGCTGGACTAAAAATATTTGTTAATCCTGAGCTTAAGCCATCTGACAAGCTAAACAGCCTAATTGAACTCCCCTAAAATTCTGTGTACATCAGAACATATATACAAAATCTCAAAGCAGACTATCTTTAACACATTGGATATAACTTCGATAAAAAGACAGCAGTTATATGTGTAATGAGTGACTTTTACGTTGACCCCTAAGATTGGCCTAGAATGATGTATTGGTGGAATGCTACACACATATACTTTTACACTCACTTCTTTGATGTGACTTCTGATCACGGATGAATGTAAAATTTACTGCAAGAGGCTCGCTGTCAAATTTCCCACACAGGAGTTGAGATGAGTGTCATCAAAGGATCTGAAGTGTACATTCACGAATCGGGAATAGCTGTTTATGAGTCAATCAATGTCAATAACACTGTGGAGGAAGCTAGAGGAATAGTATTCCAGAGAAGTGACATACCTGGAGGAGCCGTGATATGCTGAGGAGTTGCTCACGAATCCGTTTCAACAGTTAAGTCAGACTATTAACCACAGCACACCAGTGTAGTATTGCCTTCACAATAACCAACCTCACTCAAAAATGCAGAATTACATGCCATTAAGAACACACCAATAGGATGCAGTTATGCCCTGTTAACTACAGGAGAATCAAGTACACCTCTAGCCTATGAATTGGCAAAGTTCACTAACAGGACAAATCCAGCAGGAGTAACTGCCCTGACTCAAAACTACCGTGTGTATGACTTGCCTGAAGGAACTAAAGTGAGATTGTAGGACTGTGGAGCACCAGCGCCCCTAGTAGACTTTACACGTATAGAAAGTGGAGTAGAGATTGCTCTCTTTTATGAGAGTGAACATTTGGCAACAATAGGACCAGATCCTAACAACTTCAGCTATTCAATCTGTGCTACTATGTCTCACCTCCTCAAGAATCCTAGATTGCACATGGAAATGGAGATTTCCAATACCTGGACGATGCCTGGAGTCAAGCTGATAGACGTACTACAAAATGACAATTTGCAGTGCATTCCAAGCTTCAAAAACCTAGTTCTCA